AGGGGCTACTGAGTTTACGGCTGCCTCGATTTCCAGGTAGAACTTATCGAAGAACTTCTCGTCTTTGGCACGGGCTTGGCTCTTGGCCATTTGGATCATCGTTTGACGGTTGGGCTCGCCTTCGGTTTTGAGGCGCTCGGTGACCACGCGCTCGGCGATGGCAGCTGAGTGTGCCACAGGATCCTTGTAGAACTCTCGAGCCATTTCGGCGGGACTCATGCCTTGGCCGTTGGAGGCCGCTGGGGCGGGTGGCGCAGTGACTCGTGATCTCAACGCATCAAGATCCTGTCGGTTGCGAGCCACCTCACTCCGAAGTCGAACCACCTCTGGGTCTTCAGCGGGTGGAGCTGAGCGAGCTGACGCTGGTGGTAACTGCTGCTGCTGTTCTTCAGCCATTCTTCTGCTCCTCCATCAAGGCTTCTCTCATCTGTGCGATCTCCTCTGGCGCTCTCTTCAACCTATCCAGGTTGCGCCTCTCACCCTTCATAATCAGAAAATGCTCCCAGTCTTCACTGCGCCAAACCTCCGTTTGGAGATGGGCCTCCACCAGCTCCAGGTAGCGAAGCAAGAGTTTGTAGCTGGGCTCGCTGAACAGGCGGGAGAGCTCCGCCAGCTGCTCCAGGCTGAACGGGCCTCGCTTGAGGGTTTCCTTGCGTAGCTGGTTGACCTTGGGGTTGTCCGGCATTTAACGCGGCCTCCACGTCGGGTAGGATCTCGGTAGCGTCCCACTCGTCTAGCTCTTTGAGGAGCCTCTTCGCCATCCACCGCTGCATCGAGATGAACTCGATCATTGTTTGTTTGATGACTGGGTTGAGCCCTTGATTAGCCAGCTGTGTGGCCATCTGGATAGCCGTTTGGCCGTACTGGCCGAGACTCTGCGCCATCATCATCAGATTGGCCTTCCTGATCTCCGAGTTGGCGCCAGGAGTCGAAGGCTTCACTTCCAGCTGGATGTATTTGTAACGGTCAGAAGCGAAGATGGAGAGAGCTTCATCACCCCTTGCTGTGCCTCAGCCGGCAACGATTGAATGAAGGGGTCACTCTGACCGAAGGTGGCTTGGAGTCTTGACGCCACTTTGATCACTCTGCTTAAGGCAGACCGCAGATCCTTGATGTTGGTGTCTTGACGCTGATTCCCCTCTGCCAGAACACTCAACGTCCCAGTGGTGTTATAGACTCCCCTCTGTCCTAGCATTCCCTGAGAGGCTCCTTGCATTAGCTCTCCAATGCCGCTCAGTTTCTCTGCTAGGGTGAAAGTATAGTCCTCTTGGGGGATCATATCCTCATAATTACGCCCCACATCAAAGGTATCTAGGTCCGTCATATCCTCGAGGTCCCACACCTTACCTGGGTACCAGTTTGTGGAGGGGTTGGGGATTAGACTCCCTGAACGCCGTTTGAAACAAATCGAAGACGCGATCGTTGAATTATCTCTTCGTTCATTGTGAATTCGGCTGGCTTCCTCCTGGGATTGGCCGAGAAGTTCACACATGGATTCGCCGTAGTAGATGTCGTCGCGAGGGAATGGGCGGTAGTCAGTGAAGATGTTGAGATTCTGAGGGTAGGGGTTGTAGTAACAATCAAGGAGCACCTGCGCTTCTGGGTGGATCAAGGCCACCACGTTGTAGAGTTTGGTGGAGTCGTTGGTGATGGCCCAGCGGAGATGGCATTCGATCACTTCGAGTTCGAGGAGGTAGGGATCCACTACACCAGCGTCGGTTTGCTCTTCGGTTCTCTGCACGTCTTTGGGGTGTCGGCAGAGGTCAGCTAGCTTCACCCCCTCAGGGATGGTCCAGACTCCATCCTGCTGTTTCCTCTCCGCCTCTTCTTTGATGAAGCGGAGACGGTGGAAGAGGATCTCGGCTTTGCATAGCTCGGTGGCGGTGATGGGGTAGACGAAGAAGTCGTCGAAGGGAATGACGCTGGAGCAGGGAGAGGCAGATTCGAGGATTTCGTCCTCTTTGGGAGTGCCGTAGCTACTTACGGACATGGCGTAGCTCTTTCTCTCCACCCAGGGTGTCTTTACAACGGCTGTCCCATTCTTGTTTCCCTGAACTGCTAGACTCTTAGTGAGGTTGTAGTAGTCCCATTCGTAGAGGGCTTTGCGGTTGAGGTAGAGCTCCCAGGCGTCTTTGAGCTCTTGAGGGAGACCATCGCAGACAAACAAGGGGCGAGTGGCGAAGATGACGTTGAGGGAGCGAGCTTGGAAGGTGTCCAAGAACATGCGAACCAGTTTTACAACGAAGTTGGAGGATTTGTAGAAGGGGACGGTGCGGATCTCTTCAAGTGGCACTCCTGAGTAGACCTTCTGCCAGTTGGCGTACCTCGCATCAATTTGGTCCATGCGGCCTTGCTTAGCTCTTCTCCACTGCTCGAGAAGATAAAGGCAAAGCTCTCTCCTCTTCTCCTCTGAAAGTTGGTTTCCAACTGGAATCACTTTGAGCGGCATGGTTAAAACTCACAAACTTGCGCGGCTTCGCCTACCTACTTAGCAATCTGTTCCGACTGATAAGTCTGCGGCCAATCCAGAATGTGGTTCAAAATCTCCTGAGTCTGTTTAGGAAAGGCCTCGACAAGTTTTTGACGTGAAGCTCTGATACCTTCAGTGTCGTCGAAGAGCTCTGAAGTCAGATAATGAGCCGTACCTTCGATAGCCAAAGCTACAGGATCCTTCTGTGTATACGGCCAAAACTGCTTGGTCTGCTCTTTTACCTCTTTTGGTAAAGCAGCAAAAACCTTAGCAGTCACTTTCGGATCTTGGAGATCGTTGTAGGTAGCTGCATGAACGATCTCGTGATGTCTCTCACTTCGTAATTCCTGACCAGGCCTAGCCTGATTGAAAGTAATATAGCCTTGTTGACTGCTCGGGATGCCTGTCTGACCGACAGGCCAAGATGATTGAGCGTTGTGAAAAGTTTCAGGATTGTAGTGAGCTGTAGCTGAAAGACTTGAATCATATTGAGAATTACCCAACCACAGCATCGGAGTGTGAGTATAGCGATCTTGAGCTACTCCCTGAATGGGGTAGCTGAAAGGCGGATTCCACCAGTTTTTGAGTGCTTCCCAGAGATCAGCCATCAGACTTTCACCCCTGCACAGAAGGGCTCGTTGAAGTGTCGAAGGTATTCGTCCTCTGCATTGATCGCTCCGATGTCTGTCTCTTCAGTGGTGGGGTAATGCCAGACTCTTGACCCACTGTGCATCTTGCAGGTCCCCTGGCTAATAGCATCGAGAAGGTCGTAGTCGTGATCGAGAACTTTATGAGGAAAGGTCTCTAGCATCCTGAGAAGAATCTGATGTTTACGACGAATGGCAAACTTCTTCTTCTCTATGATGGGAAATACTCCTTCGCCAATCCGCCTCTCCTTGGACCTGTCACTGGATGCGATGCCCTCAATGCGAGGAGGAGCTCGATGCTTGGCCTTGTACTCTGCAGTTTTGGCTACTGTTGTCCAGTGATGAGCTGTCAGATTTTGGTGACCTACGTCTTCGTAGGTGAAGAGTCTGGGGCGCCAGGTGTCGTTGTAGAAGAAGATTCGGTCGTAGACTTTGCCGTAGTTTTCTTTAGAGAGCCAGTAGTCCAGAATAAAAGTGTGTTCGTCACTGCTGAGGCCCACACAAACCAAAGCAGGACACGACTTAGACCCTGCACCTTTGGCATTATAAGGGTCGTAATGCAGATAACGATAGAGCTGAGAAGCACGGAAAGACTTGCCACATGAACACTTAATCGTCCCATCTTCAGCCACCTCGTAGTAGTGTAAAGCTTCAGTGCTTACGGCCATCTCACCTGGCATCACTGGAGAGTTGAGATACTGACAGCTGAAATCATACCTCGTCATCTTGTCTTGGATTTTGAGCAGCTCCTCCATCGAGTATTCCTCGGGGAAGATTGGCTTCTCTTCTCCATCCACCACTTCCCAGGCGGCGCGGGTGTAGAAGGGGACTGACACTTCATGGTCTCTCACCCAGCTATTCAGGTCAGCGTACCCCCACCGATTGGAGATCAGGAAGCGGATTTTCCGTGTGGCGTTCTCAAACGCCCCCTCTAACCTCTGATACCACCCAATGGTCTGGTCCATGACCGTCTGACTCTTTCGAGCGTTTTCTCCAACGAGGTCATCACACCAGATGATCTTGTAATGGCGACTTTGGAGAGCACCACCAACGCCGATCGCTTCGAAAGTACCCTCAGGGTCCTTTCGCCGTTCTCCGATTCGCCTAATACGCAGACAAGAGGAATTCCACGGCCTTTCCTCGCCAGTGTAAGCAATCTCGGGGAAGAGCCAGCGAAAGGCTTGATTCTCTTCGAAGTGCCATTTGATGATGTCGAGCTTCTTCTTGGCGTTGGATTCGATCTCAAAAGCCAACAACTGGGTGGCGTCCTGGTCGTGGAGGGCTACTCGGCGCCACCAGAGGTCTTCGGGGATTCCCAGCTCATTAAGGGCGTAGGTGGAGTCTTCGTCGGTGACTGGGAGGACAACCCACATTCCCACTCCGATAGTGAAGGTGGTAGTTTTGTAGAAGGCCCTAGGCCACTCGACTGCTTGTTCCGTGTGGCCCAAGCTCCATCGATCAACAAACTGCTCAAGGTCATGTTGGTGTAGGTGGGGAACTAGTTTTTTGTACCCAAGCACTACTTTCACGAAATAATATGGGCTGTAAAGACAGCGCACCCTTTGGTCTCTCCAGACCAGACTAGCATTACCTGTAGAGGCTAAGGTGAGAATATCTTCCACTGGACTCAGTTCAGTTTATTTAGAATGGGGATCCAAGGGGTCCCCCCTCAGCGATGTCCAATCCCTGGAGCCCATCCCGCCAGAAGTGAGATGAGCCAGATGCAAATCACCACAATAATCACCACTTTGATCAGTCTGGCAATAGTGGCGTCGAGTGGGAACTGGGAGATGGCCCAGAGAATGAGCCCCGCCACGAGGAGAATCACAACAATCTGTATAAGCAGTGGAGGAATCATAGCGGAGCTCAGTTCAGTTGATTTAGCTTGCGGCTTCGCCGGGCTTACTGCGCGACGGGTGGCCCCAGCGCAAACGAGATCGAAGAGGCCACTCCACCCACTACGTCGATGGTGTCAGTGGTGCTCAGAGAGGTGCCGTCAGTGTGAGTGACGGTGGCGGTAATCACCACTCCCGCCTTGGGAGTCTTCCCGCCAACTACGAAGCCAGAAGCCACGGAGCCGGCAACCGGAACGGCGTCAGGGACGATGCTGGCACTGGCTGGAGAGTCGGAGCTGACCAAGATGACGTCCCCTGGTGAGGGTGCTGCTGGATTCGAAGCGGCGTCGAGTTCGGTGAGGGTATAAGGCGCTTTCTCGGTATCGCCT